ATGGATATCATCCTATCCCACAAACTATCGGACGTCACTCCCTGGTGCCGGTGGGCTGAAGCAGCCGGGTTCGACAAGTCGAACCTGACGCGCCACTCCTGCGCAACCAGGTATGTGAGAGGTTCACCGTCCTGATTGAGGATGCACATTGGCGCCCATCCCTCAGGAAAGATCTGGTTCGGCTGTCCGTCGTTCCACGTGATGTTTCCAGCAAACACGGTGGGGTCTAGAGGTGCGAAATACGACAATACGTTCATATTTAACGGATACGAGTTCATCTGGACCCCCTTCAGAGCCAGCTTCCCCGCACTCATTAAACGAGGGGCCATATAAGACAAGAAGCGATCGGAATACGCTTCCCAAGTCTCGGTCCTACCTTGCAATGCCAGCTGCGTCTTCACGATGCCGGCTGCCATAATTCCAGAAGTGCCCTGCAACGCATTACCGTTGAGAACCTGCACGCTGAGTGCAGCGGGCACGACCGTCAGAGCCGAGGTGCCGGCGCTGGCCGTCAACCCCGGAAACGTGCTCCCGAACACCTGTGTGTTGCTGGAACCGTTTATCGCGGAGCCGAACCCCACGGTGCCCTCCGCGAACCCGCAGACCGCCTGCCAAGTCCCTTGCTCACTCAACGTACAAGCAATAGTGATAAACTTCTTGCTTGAGAAGAGGCGAGTGGTAGTCCTGACAATACAGTATGGGCCTACGGATCGAGGCAAAGGAAGGTGGGAGGGGCTGAACGCATCCCATCCCTGGAAGCCAACGGTACGCTTGCCGCCAAAAGGAACGGGAGCAACACAGCCAACGCCTTGAGCCTGTACCCGCTCGGCGTTCGTTCTGCGGCCTCCGCGACGAGCAGGTGCCCGACGAGGAGGCCTACGAGGAACACGAGGCTGACGGCGGCCATTTTGCAGTGCTAACTGCCCTCTGGCCATAGCGCTGTGAGAGCGAATCTCAACGCAGCGCTCAAAAGAAAACTAAGAGTCTATCCGCGCTTAGGCGGAGACAAACGCGCATAATACCATGCATTGGTGCCCGGCCCCGGCAAGCGGGACTTCGGCCATCGCGGCCCGGGGTCACTCCAGACCCTGAGAAGGAATGGGCTCGATGCCCGTCAAATTCCAGCCCGCCGCAGCACAGATGTCGTTAAACTTCTGCATGTCGGAGGCGGACTTCCGAAGGGCAAAGAGGCAGCCGCCCAAAGCGTCCGCGGGGGGAACCCCGTTGGGCGCGCGACTGAGCTCCAAGCGAGCCATCATCTTCCCGAAGTTGAGGAATTCGGCCGACCAAACGCCGGCCGTCTTCACCAGCCTGTGGGACGTGAAATCCACAGGCCCGGAAGGCCCGCTCTCTACGCAGTCCTGCAATAGGACTCCGTATTCTCGCATCTGGTCCGAATCGCTGCCGGAAGAAACATTGTCGTCGCCTTGCGAGACAGTGTCCTCGGCACCGCACAAGACCTCGAGGAGGGAGCGGATAAAAGAATTCTGCGAG